TAAATCCGCTATCAGCGCCGATAAAAAGATCGCTATTAGCAACAATAGCGCAACTGGCACGAATAGGATCAAAGTCATCAGGAATCTTAATGGGGAGGACAAATTTTCCTCTAAGCAATTGCCAGTTAGTTCCATCAAAGACAACAAACTCGATTTTACGACTTCCACTGTCACCATATTCATCCTTTATTGCCTTGGGTAGTCTGTCCGGGTGATACCACGTCCTCACAAGAGATGAGGCATTGGTTTGCATTGCTATGACTTTATCCGCTTTTCCGGCGCGGAGAATAACCCTAGCCCATTCGAGTTCTTTTTCCTCGGGTTTATACATGGGAATCTTCTCTTCGGGAGAAACTTCCTCCGGGTCAATCCCCGCCCACGCCAACATCATATCCATCCAATTGACATAATTGGAGTTCTGGGATACGAACCACTCCTTGCCGGGGGAACCAGCCAGATGCCGATAATGCGAATTCAACTCTATCGAATTCTTGTAATCAACGACAAGATCATATCCTTTTTTGAGAAGTTCCGTACTAGCAAAATCACCATCCTCAGTTTCAAAGACATCAAGACCATTAAACATCTTGGTCTGTTTGATAAACCTGTCGAACACTCCTAGATTACCAACGAGTTTTTCCGGGTCCCCGGTCGGACTTCCAAGACATCCGTGTACCTCATACCCACGTTTTTTGAGTTGTTTTGCCACACAGGTTAAGATGATGATGTCGCCTAGACCACCTAAGCGAAATAGTAATGCTGTCTTCATTTCTTCCCCAACTTCTGTTTGAGTGCATTGATGAAGTTCTTTTCGAGTTGTATCATCTGCGGGTCCATCGAGGGAACGCGTTTTAGATGGCGTTCATTTAACTCGTCAAACTTCCTATCATGGACGATTTTCTGGCTCGTAAAGTATTGTAATGGCGTATTGATCTGTGGAAACGTGTGAGCCCTATCGGGCCATACTATAACGTTTGCCTTCCTGCGCCACATTCGCGGATGCGGGTCTTCCCCCAAGGTGCTTTCAATGTCCACGCCGTCAACTAGATTGAGGAACTTGAACCATACAACCTCAGCTTCACTCTTCATTACGCGTGATATGAGTTTTTTGGCATCATCGGTGGGATACTCGTCATCGTCAAGGGCAAGAATCCAGTCTCCGGTAGCAAGCCCGTAGGCATAATTTCTATCTGGATCGGCATTGCCTTTTGGGGTTGTCATTACAGAATAGGAACACATCTCGGATATTTTCTTAAATATCGGGATGTCGGTTCCCTGATAAACGATGATTGTTTCTTGGGTGAGGTCTTTGACGGACTCCAGAGTACGAGCGAGGTTATCCAACCGTGCTCCGTCAGTCACGATTACAAGAGATAGGGTCACTTCAGTTATTCCTTTTATTGATTTGGGTTGTTCTGGGGCCGAGAGTCGAACTCGGATAGTCGGGGATATGAACCCCGCTGGGTTCCGAACCTCCCCAAATACTATCTACCGAGCGGGTTGGGCAAGGCCGCATGTCCTCTATGAGGAATCCTCCATTTGGATCATCGGTAGACATTCACCCTCCGAAGAGGGTGAAAATTTACTAGCCAGTGATGACGCGCATGGCACGCGTACCGTAATTACGCAAAGTCTGCGCAAATCCGGCGATCATGTGCCACTTCACGACATTCAGACGGCCAGCGTCCGAATTAATATCGGGGTAGTAATACAGACTAACCGGTTTTGCGTATGCCTGAGCACCAGCCTCCGGAGCGATAGCATATCCGATCGTCCCATTCATTCCTTCCTCTGTCTGAATAAAGAGGAACCCTTCCCATGCGCCGAGGACCTGATAAATCAGTCCATTGGCCCCAATCATGGGCATATTATTATACAGCGACCAACTCTCGAACACACTCTCATTCTTCAGTCCTCGGAGTTGGGCCGCATTACCGACATAGTAATAGAGTCCGTTCGAGAACGTGGGAACGCGAGCCGCCTTGAAGTGATCGTATAGATTCTTGATATGACCGCTTGAAAGCGTCGAGACGGACAGTGTAGCGGAGGCCGCCGAGATATTAAAGCGAGTCGTACCAACCGTACCCGTTACGCCGAGGCCAACGATGTGCGGTGTGTTGTGGATTACGGAACGGCACAGTTCGTTGATTGTCCGAGCCCTGTTGTTAGCAAGTGTCTCGATAATCTCTGCGCCATTATTCAATTTCGTGTAATAATCGAGAGTATTCTCGAAACCGATGCCCAGACCATACTCGTCGAGCGTTCCGTACACGTTCAAGGTCACCTGAGTCGTCAGAGGGATGGACGTACCGGATGTGAGTGCGGTCGTAGCCGAAGTTTCCTCAATCCATGTGAAAATCGGGATGCGGAACGTGTCTCCCTTGGCCTTACCCATCGCGATCCCCGGAGGGGTCATTGACAGGAAGTTAGGAAATACCAACTTATCCATTCCAAGGCGAAGCACTTCTCCCGACCACTGGGTGAGGACTTGGTTTTGGCCCGACATCTGCGAAGAAGTCAGTCCAAAAGCATCTCCGTAACCCGCGCCGAAAATAGCCATATTCTAGCCCTTACGTTTTAGTTTTCTGTTGTGACTGAATTTGAGCCATGAAGGGAGACATCATCGGACTAGTCGAGGTTCTACGTAATAGCTCATAGACATCGTTAATCTTCTCTCCCTTAGCCGGTGTGACGACCAATCCCCCAAAGGGAACGTTTTCTTCGGTCGGTGCCACCGCACTACCAAGGCCAAGGCGAGCTAGTTCAGCTTTTTGTCTTTCCGACGCTTTGGTTATTGCCAGAGATGCTTTTGCTACAAGGTCCTCTTGTGAGATAGCGCTCTCATCAAGGGTGTAAAAAGGTTTACGAAACTCATCCAAGATTGGTTCAATTACCCTTACTTTCGTCTCTTCCATCAGGGCATCAAAGAACTTGTTAACAGTGTTCTTGCGAACCTCGAACTTGGCATCGTCGGCCTCTTTTTTGATCCTAATAAGCTCTTTACCCACCTTCTCAACTTCGAGCCTCAGAAGATCGGCCTCTGACTTGTTCTTATTCGCTTTGTCGGCCTCGGCCTTGACTGTTTCGTCATGGGCCTTGAGGATTTTCGCTAGGTCGTCTACCGACCTACTTTCGCCGGTCACGGCGCGAAACTTAGCAAGGTCTCCTGCGGCCTCTGATTTGGAAATGTAATCCTTTTCATCTACTAACCGCTTGCCACTCTTTTTCAGGACATCTTCCAATGCCTGATCGGGAACTTCAATATCGCCAATCTTCATACGAGTTTCCTTACCTTGGTTGCCATAATACCTTTAGATGTGGTGGCTGGTTCAAAAGTCACCAATTCATTTTTTACCAGAGTACGATACCCCTCAGCAACGATGTGCTTGTAATGAACGAAAATATCTGAATCTATACTATCTGCACGAAGGAAACCGTAACCCTTCTTCTCGTCAAACCACTTCACGGTCCCCATGAGGTCTTCTGCCATAATCACTCCAATTGATAATTTCGCATTCAATATATACTTACTCGAAGTTAGTTATTGTTATTTTTGCTGTTCTTGAGATTTCTTTGCCGAGGTCTGACCACTGACCGTCGCCGGGGGTTTATTGGCCAACGCAATCTTTTTCTGTTGCTCAATCGCCTCCTGAACATGTTTCTTAAGTTCTTCCTCGGACGTGATTTCCGGGTGTTTCGAGAGAACTATTTCTTCGATTGTTCTAACCCGGTTCGAGAGGTCAATTTGTTCCGTCTGGGCCTTAAGTAGTTCGTCCAGTCCAACAAAGTCGGCAGGAAATTCGATTTCGCAATGGATATCACCAAATTTTTGTCCGGTCTCTACTTCCCATATCCTGAGAGTTGATAGTGCAAGTTCTTCCTCGGCCTTCTTAAAAAATGGGATTTTTAACCCAACCGCATTGATGTCGGCCTGAAAAAGAGTCTTCAACCCTGCACCCGAGCGAACCTGCCCAATATCAGAAGCATTCCCGCGAGAAATCTGTGAAACTCCACTCGTAACAGTCATCTGTTTGCGGATGCTCTCCTTGAACTTGTCAGATGCGTCAAGGACATTCTCCCATGTCAGATATTCGGCGGATTGGTTGACATCCATCTCAAGGACAGAATTAACCTTCCTAATGAAGTTTGATGGCAGTTTGGCCCCCCCGCTAAGGATCAATAAGGGGAAAGAGTGATAATCAATCGTAAGTTTGTCTGCATTGTTGATCTCATTCAGAACATTCTGAAGAGATGTCATCTGAGCGAGATCAGAACTTCCCTCAAGATACGAGGGATCACCATAGTTGGAAAAGAGGGTGAACGGGAGATCAATATTTCCATACGGGTTAGGAATTGAAACTTCGGTGCCTTCAACTGGAGCACCATTTTCTACCTTTACCCGTCTAAACTGTTTGCCATCATAGACTTCCAGTATCTCTTCCTGAGTATAGGTCTTCTGGAGAAGTCTTTCGAGCGGTGTCACACCGGTAAAATTGTCTTTTTCATAATACCTAACAATGGCACCCAAAATGTTGGGATATATTTCTTCCTTGCCTTCCGGTCCACTTATCAACGGGAGAGGCATCGTATCTGTCGAAT